ATTAGACAAGTTAAGACAATCGGCGGCGTTAGCGGGAACAGATTTTAAGGCATTACAAAGAGCGTTCCCAACTCTTGCTAAAAACATGCAAGACGCAAGCGACGGAATAGGAACAGCTAAAGAGGCTTTTGATCGTCTTGGATTCTCTGTTACTGATAATCAAGGAAATTTAAAAGATTTAGATACAGCCTTTTTAGAATTAACAGACAAGTTCAAGGGGATGGAAGACGGAACAATGAAGGCGGCGAACGCTGCTGAAATCTTTGGTACTGGATTAGGTAGAAAATTAATACCTTTGTTAAATCAAGGATCAGACGCAATCAATGGATTAGAAACAGGCTTTACACAGTTAAGCGCGGAAAGAATGGCGGCGTTTAATGACTCAATGGCGCAGTTAGGGGAAAAATTTAGGATTGTTGCAATACAAGTAATGGAAGCCTTATTACCAGCTCTTCAGACTTTGGTGCATTTATTAGATGGGTTGGCAAAAATCTTTAATGCAATACCCGGCCCGATAAAACAATTAGCGGTAACTTTTGGGGTTTTAGTTATTGCGGTCAAGGCGTTGGGTGTAGCGGCTTTAATTACTCAAGGTGCAATGAAAGGTTTAGCGGCTTTAAAACTTGGCGGTCTTTTAGGCGGTTGGGTTGGTTCAATGGGTCCTGTCGTTGCTGGCTTTGCTGGAATCGTCGCAAAAATCAAGGCGGTTGGTTTAATTGTCGCGGCTGTATTTACTGGACCTGCTGCCCCGATTATTTTGGCAGGCGCGGCGGTTGTTGGGTTGATTGCGGCCTTTGTTAAATTTAAATTCTTAAGAGAAATCTTCGTCGATCTTGGTAAACAGATTGCAGGGTTGACGACAAATATAAAAAATAGTTTTAGTGATTTATTTAAAAATATCGTTAAAGCTGGAAGCAATTTCATTCAAGCTTTTGGGACAAGATGGAGGCGCGTAAAAGACATAATTATTGCGCCATTTAAAGCAGCGATTGAATACATACCAAACCAAATAAAAAGGATGATTGATTCAATAACGGGAAGAATTGAAAGATGGTGGAAAAGAATCTCAAGTATTGTTAGAAGAGGTAATAAAGCTGCAAGCGGTGGAGGTAGCTCAAATACAACGTCAAGAGGAAATGCTAGGAGATACGCGGAGGGTGGTTTTGTAAGCGGTCCTACTCTTGCCGTCGTGGGAGAAGGAAAAGCAGGGGGTGAGTACTTGGTCCCTAGTCACAAGGTTGGCGGCTTTATTAATAACTATCTTTCAGGCATGAGAGGCGGGGCAGCTATTCCACGTTTTGCGGAAGGTGGTTTTGTTTCTGGAGGTAGCCCGAACATCAGCATCAAAACAGGCCCAGTTATGCAAATGTCTAATGGTCAACAATATGTGACTGTCAACGACCTTCAATCTGCTTTATCTAGTTTCTCCGCTTCTGTCTTTAGTAATTCAAGAACGGCGGGCGGTCGTCGTTTTCAGGGGATTAGCTAATGAGTAATAGAGCACAAGCGCAGTATCTAAGGATTTACACGGGCGGCACTGATAAGCAACTTTGGCAGTCTTATTATGTTAATTCAACTATTTCCTCAGGTGGAAAAAGTTACTCTTATTTTCCGTTTACTGCGGATGGTTTAATGAGTTCTAGCGCTAGCGGAGGTAATACAGTTTCTTTAACTTGTCCAGCAACTACAACAGCGATAGCGGCATTAACTGAAGCCTTGAATAATCAATATCTATGCGAGTTGAAAGTGTACGAATTTGATTCTAGATTATCTAATGTTGCGCCTAATTCTAATCAATCTTTGATTGTTAATTTCTTAGGAGTGATAATAAGTATCGGGGGAAGTTTTGAAACGTTAAATATCAATCTAGGTTCGAGTATTTCACCCGTGGGGGCTTCATGCCCGCCGCGCAAATTTACCACTGACTTAATAGGTAATCCAATAAGACTATGAACATACAAGTATCTGATCCTCTTTCATTGTTGCCTTATCAATCAGGCTTAACAGGTGATGAATTAAAAGAAGAGGCAGCTAAAGGAAACACATCATTAGACGTAAGACAAAGAGCGATTAAAATTGGCGAACCTGTCCCTATTGTTTTTGGTCGTCGGGTAACTGTTGGTTCTTCTGATATTGGCGGGGTATTTGTTGCGCCGGGTGCAACTTCTGGAAGGTTTATTAATGACTCAACTACAAATGCTTTAACCGTTAATTTACAATTGATTCTTAGTCAAGGACAAATAGGAGATATAAAAGAGAATCAACTTTATCAATGGGCTTGCAGGGTTGGAACATGGAAAAGAGCTTATGGACAAAGGGCAAGCAACTGGACACCAGCAACGACGATTACAAACGTTGCAAATAAAACGACGTGGGACAATATTCCAAACTATCCGGGCACTGATGCTGTCTTTACTGATCTAACGGCTCTCAGCTACACAAACACTTTTGCCGATGGTAATAGGACATGGGACAGACAAGTTTATGTCTTTGTTGAAAATGGTTTAAAGGTCACAAGAATATTAGATAGTCAATTAGGCAGTAGTAATAACTTCATTGATTTAGCTATTTATTTAATCAAACAATCTAAGAGGCTTCCAGACGATTTAATAGATACAACGTCAATGACGGCGGCGGCAAACTTCTTAAATACAAATAACTTCTTATGTAATGGTGTTGTTTCTCAATCGCAGAATTTAGAAGATTTTCTCACTCAAACAGGTAATCAGTTTTTACTTCGCTTATCTGAAAAAGATGGGAAAAAATGCTTTAAGCCTCGGTTGCCTGTTAATGCTGACCATACTATTAATTCAACTAATGCTATTAGTCCGGTTTATGGCTTTTCTGAGGACCATATCTTAGACGGTAGTTTTGAAATTGAATATATTCCGATTACTGAACGGCAAGATGCAAAAGCCTTAGTGATGTGGAAGCAACAAAATGATAATGACTTACCAATTATTAGAACATCAGAAGTACAACAAAGTGGGGTAAGTAATCCTGTTATTATTCAATATGATTTGTCGCAATGGTGTTGTAGTGAATCCCACGCTGTTAAATACGGAGCGTATCAAATTGCGAAGCGTAAATATATAACGCATACTCTCAGAATTTCAGTAAGACCATCGACTTTTAATAGCACCCTTGCATTAGGCGATATTGTTAGAGTCAAATTAAGAAGAGAAACTAACGCGGGTACTGTTGATTATCATGATTATTTATATGAGGTCGAGCGTTTACAGAAAGCGACAACGGGAGTGATTGAACTAGATTTAATTCATTTCCCAGTTGATGCAAATAAAAAAAGTATCATTGCTCAGGCAGTTGTAGCAGCGACCCCAGTGGGAACAGTTATATCAACATCAAGAACAGATCTTACTTGCCATTCAAATACAGGAACAGGAAATATTGCAGACGATGGAGTGACGTGGCCTTCGCTCGGTGGTACTGGTTTTGATTTAGGGAGTTTTGACGAGGAATTTACGTTTGAGGAAGATTTAGGAAACCCAACTGATCCTTTTGATTCTGATTTTGCAACAGGTATTACAGATGATAGAACGACTTCTGATCCTCTTAAAGTTGGCGACGGCTTAACGGCAACGGGTGGAGCTTGTGCGGATGGTCGTATTTGTTGGTATCGCAAAAACAAAGCAAATAGTCACACACCTTCTCCTACATGGGGAGTCAAAACGTTGATTAGTTGTAGTGCTTCAAGTAATGGAACTGGAACAATGACATTAACAACAGATGATATTGATCATGTGATTATCGCTGAAAGTTCATGTCCTGATCCCGGTTCAGATGATGGATATGGAACACCTCAACCTATAGGAGAAGTAGGGCCGATCGAGGCAGACTTTAGTTCATACACTTATGCGAGATGGACAGGAACAATCACAACTAGAAAAATGGACCTAATTGGTGCGAACAATTGGAGCCAAACCTCTGACACAATAACAACACAATCATTTCATACTAATTGGTACACGTTTAATAATTATTTGACCATAGCGGGTGCTTATGGTTGCAATATGAATAGTAGCCCACAACATCCGGGCAACGCCGGATCTTTTCTATACCCTACATTTGGGCCAATCCCTTGGAGATCAAATGTTAGAGTTGATCAGAATGGGAATTGTGGGGCGGGTAGCCTTTCAGTAGGTGGTTTAGGTGTTGATGGTCACGGCCCCAGTTGTGGTAATTCGTGGTCGCCAAAAATAACTTTTACGTGTAGCGGAGGAAAGGGCGCCTATTATCAAATATCAGGAAGTTGGGAATTTGCTAATGATAATCAATCTTCAACAGTGCCAGCAGCGACATGGTCGGGTAGACATTCCGAAAATGATGGATTTGACAACGAGGTTATTTTTGATTAAAACCAATGGCTGCTAATTTTCCATCATTAACGCCAAGTAGCAGAATTTACACTCCCGGATCTGTTGCCTCTAGTAACCTTGGTCATTTGTCCGGGGAACAAACAGCAGTTAGACATTCAAGCGTTTCTTATGGGCATCGTTTAAGAATGACATTTGCAAGTGTTACGCGAGCGCAACAACAAAGCTTAGTTTCTCACTATGCATTTCATGGCTCCTTTGAACCTTTTGATTTAGCTACAGAAACACTCGTAGCAACGAATTTAGCTTTTCCGACTGGTTATAAATGGCGATATTCTGAAAGCCCTGAAATAGAAGAAATAGACGGTCAAATTAATATATCTGTAACTCTTGAATTGCTGCCCCCTTATACGATTTAAAAATGAATAATTACCCTGATACAAGGTATCCAAATTCTATAAGTTATAACGCGGGCGGTTTAAATGTTAGCCAGTCGCAAACGTTATCTAGTGGTCCTATCCGCTTCCGTCGTTCTAATGTTCTTACGGGTCATACAATCACTTTTAGATATTCAGATCTTACGCAAACAGAAATAAGCGAATTTAGACAACATTATTTAGACGCAGCGGGAACACATAGTAAATTCAAAATTCCTACCACTGTTTTCGGTGGTGCAAACGTAACTCAAAGTACAAGTTTTTATCGATACGCCTCAACACCAAATGAAAACCAAAAAGGTGTTTTTCATGATATAGAAATTGAAGTTGTCGTATTAACAGGGGTCAACCTTACCTATGATTTAACTAGCGGTGGGGGTGCTGATGATACACCAACAACAGTTAATGATTCATTTTTTGCTAATGGGACAGCCCCTTTTTATTTGTTTTGCAAGGACGCGGCAGGACATCCAAGTTCTGATCTAGAATATCTGTTAAAAGGTGGCAACGCTAAAGGAGTATGAGCACAACAGTAAAGGTACAAATTCAACAACGAATCGATACTGCATCAGCATGGACAACGGCAAACCCAACGTTATTAGCTGGAGAGATTGGATGGGAAAGCGACACTAAAAAATATAAGATCGGGGATGGATCAACGGCGTGGGCTTCGCTGACGTATCCAGCAGCTCAAACAGGTGCAGAAATAAAAACTGCATATGAAGCCGAAGCAAATACTAATGCCTACACAGACGCAGAAAAATCTAAATTAGCGGCTATTGAAGCATCAGCGACCGCAGATCAAACAGCCGCTGAAATTGTTGCACTTGTAGCTGCCCAGACTATTGCACCCGCAGGCGTTACAATCGATGGTCCTTATAAACAAGTATCAGAAGCTGTTGGTGCTTTAGATATAGATTTAAGTACTGGTAACTACTTTACTAAAACTATTAATGCAAATAGTACTTTCACGTTTAGTAATCCAGCAACGTCAGGTACAGTCTCGGCTTTCACATTAGAATTAACTCACACTTCTGGGGCAATCACTTGGCCTACAACTGTTGTTTGGAATGGCGGAGTAGGAAAAACTGCTCCAACTGTTGCGACGGGCAAGACCCATCTATTTTTGTTTGTTACTGATTCGGCTGGCGCGACCTATCGTGGAGCTGTTCTAGCTGATTACGACAACGCTGCTTAATTAACTATGGATCCAAATACACATAAAAACTTAATGGGTGCCGCTGGTGCGGGTGGTGGTGGTGGTCCAGTTGGTCAGTTTATGTTGCAAGGATATTGCAGTGATTCAGCTGCTACAACAGTTACTTATGATTGGACCGTACCAGATGATGTCACTAGTATTAGTGCCGTATGCGTTGGTGGTGGTGAACCTGGAGAAAAAGACACAAATGCAAATTCTCCAGAAGGGGGTGCCGGTGGAGATTTGAGATATGTAAATGATATTGCAGTTACACCTGGAGAAACCTTAGAAATTGGTGCGGCTATTGGTTGGCAAGGTGATGGAGATGAACAAGATTCAGCTCATAGCGGAAAAGGTGGACCAAGCTGGTTAAAAAGAAGTAGTACATCTCTTGTCTTTGCAGAAGGTGGTAATGGTTCAGGTACTAATGTAGGTACTGGTGAAGATGGCGACCCAGGCGGCTTGTCTAATGACCAAGGAGGTGGAGGCGGTGGAGCTGGAGGATATACTGCAAGTGATGATGGTCAAAGTGCTGCTGCAGGAAACAGTCTTGGAAGACATGGAGGAGGTATTGGCTTAACAGGTAATGACGAAACTCCACATGGCACTAGTCAAAGCTATTACGGTTCAGGCGGTGCTTATGGTGAATATTGGAATAACAGCGGACCATTTAGAGGCTGTTACGGCGGCGGCGGCGGTGGCAATACAGGTACGGGTTGGTCGTCTATGGGTGCACCTGGTGCTGTTCGTATAATTTGGGGAGAAGGTAGATCTTTTCCTAGTAATGCTCAAGGTGTATTTCCTACTGCTGATGCTGGTACCGAATTAAGTATTAAATGGATGAATCCTGTTTTTTATGATCACGACATGGTTAATACAACAATACTTCTAAAAGGACTTGAAATTTTTGATGATACAGGGACTAATCTAGTAGCTTCTAGCGATAATGGAGATGGTTACGATGGTATGACTATTAAGACAAGTTCGGGCAATAATTTGTATGACCTAGATGGGAATGGTGCCGCCGATTTCGATGATCTATCCGCTGGAGAAACTACAGTTAATTGGATGCCATCAGGTCAATTTAACCGAATTTTATATGAAAGATTTTTGGATACTGATTATGATGGCAATATTAGTACTAAAATCAACCATGCAAATCATACGACAACTTCTAGTTCAATCCGTAGTGATGAAGATGAGTTTTTGACTGGTGAAAATCATAATGATAATACTTATTGTGCTGAGTTTTTATTCAAGTTTGCTTCTGCAAAAGTAATTAAAAAAATTCATTTTTATACTTATTATACTAAATCTTGGGTTCCTAGATGCAGGATACATTTAGATGGCAATCTTATTGCTGATGATTCTGCACACTTCATCGACCCTGATACAGACGAAGGACATAATGCGGAGTATCTTAATAATAGATTAGCTGTATTCGAATTTACTTAAAACTATGTACGCAAAAATAAAAGACGGATCAGTTGAAAAGTATCCCTATTCAATCACTGATCTAAAGAAAGATAACCCTAACGTCTCTTTTCCTAAAGTATTAAATACTAGTACTTTAAATTCGTTTGGAACATATGAAGTTGTAACAGACAGCAAACCAACGTACAACTCAGTTACTCAAACAATAAACAAAAAAAGTACACCTGAGTTGGTAAGTGGAGTATGGACATTAAAGTGGGAAACAAAAGATAAACCTCAAGAAGATATTGATCAAGAAAAGGCAGATAACCAAGCAGATATAAGAAGTGATCGAGGAATGGAACTAGAACAATGTGATTGGACAGTCCTACCTGATGCACCTTTATCTACTGATATGGTTGCCAAATGGAAAACTTATAGACAAGAGCTAAGAGATATAACAAAACAAAGTACTTTTAGTGAAGCCGTACCTAGTGTTACATGGCCTGCGAAACCTAGTTAATTTTTATATGACGATAGAAGTAATTGATGATTTTATATCAAATAACGAATATAAAGAGATTTACGAACGTATGCACTCATCACAATTCCCGTGGTATTACAACCCTGGAAAAGTAAATCAAGATGATGGTTTAATGCAATTGACTCACTGTTTTTATAGAGATGTTGGTGCACATAGTAATTGGTTGAAATTATTAAGTCCTCTTTATATAAAATTAAATATAATTGCCCCTATCAAGATAAAAGCCAATACTACTTTTGGAAGAACTGAAAAAGTCCAAACTAAATTTCATATAGATGGTGATCAGGATTTGACACATAGAAAAACAGCTATCTTCTACTTATCAGATACAAACGGACCAACAGTTTTTAAAGATCCTGAGCAAGAAGTTGAATGTAAACAAAACCGTCTAGTTAAGTTTGATGCTACTCATGAACACGCTGGAGTTTTACATAAAGGTGATCCTTCTAGTAGACGCATTGTAATTAATTTCAATTATTACTAGGTCAGACCATTGCATTGGACGAAAAGGTATAAACGATTTGCTACTTTGACATATTAAGGGTTGACTCTATACTTAGGCGTAGAAGCATAAAATTAATTGATTAGAATTTTAACGCTAGTGAATAGTGGGGTCTTAATCGGTCTTATTGCTGGCGGGGCTTTTGTTTTCTCACAACGAACAAAGTTTGTGAACGATATGCTTTTTACGATTCAAGATCAAGTGATTGAGAATATACAAAGCAGCATTAAACCACAATTACCAGGGGCTACAGGGCCAGTATTGCCTTTTAAGTAATGAAAGAAAATTTCTTACC